TTTGATTAATTGTGTATAAACAATGTCTGTAACGAACATGCTTAAAAATGTAAAAATATATGCCCACATTATTTTTTCTCTTCAATTTTTTTCTCTATTGGTGGTGGTGGCTCAGGTGGCCAAATCTGTTCTTTAATATAATGGGCTCCGAACCAGCCCCATGCTGAAAAGAAACCCCACATCATAATCTCAAGTATCATATCATTTTTCTAATAATTTATTCACAAACTCTCTTAGTAGTTCATGATGTCTTCCTTGATGCCAGTGTTTATGTAAATATGGTTTACTATACCAATACTCTTCTGCTTCAAGATGCGGACCTATTAATCCTATTTTGTTTTGTATAATCGCTGCCGAATCGCCATTTTTATATCTTGCAATCGTTTCGAATCTCGTTTCATCTCCGTAAAATGCGGGTCCATCGTAAAAGAAGAATTTTTCAATATTGCCCTGCCAGTTACATTCAACTGCTTTGGAATAATATCGTTTAGTACAGGTATTTGGTCGTCGTATATATTGCTTTGCTTCAACGCCATCAACAATATCCAAAAAATGTTTGCTAGCCCAATAAGCACCCATACAAATACCGAGATATCTACCACCATTTCTAATGTACTGTCTGACACTAGATTCATGATATTTAAACATATAGTCATAGGTGTCAGCATCGCCAATGCCACCAGGAAAACAAACAAGATCCACATCGTCAAAGTAGTTGTCTTCGATTTCATGTTTGGTAAAAAGTTTATAGTTATAGTTGACACCAAGTGCCTTAATTACACCATTACATGATTGTACAGAACATCTTGGATGTTGCACAAAAAGAGCTATTGTACGACTCATTTTTCTTCTTTTTTATTCTCCTGTTCTTTCTTTTTTGGTTGTGGTTGAATAGGAGTTTTTTTCTTATAAATTGGTCTTTTAGGATGAGGCTTCGGTTTTTTTATTCTTATCTGATATGTCATTTATCCCTCACATGCCAAACATACCTCTTCGGTAACTAATTGTTTTAAATCAATTTCTTGAATAATTTCGCGTTCAATTCTTTTAGATACTTTATCAGCTTTTGCTAGTTTTTCACTACGGCAGTAATAAAGCGTCTTGAGCCCACTCTTCCATGCTTGAAAATGCACAGCGTGTAAATACATTACATTTACATTAGGTCTAAAAAAGAGGTTAATGGATTGCGCCTGGTCAATGTAATGTTGTCTGTCAGCAGCGTGATCCACAATCCATCTTTGGTCAATTTCCATACCAGTTTTGTAGACATCTTTGGTGTATTCATCCAAGAAATCCAAGTGTTGGACGGAACCGTCGTTTGCAATGATACTTGACCAGATTTCTTGATAATCCAATTTGTTGTCGGCATCACATTTCTCCCTAATCATTTTATCCAAAAATTTATTTTTGTTTAAGTGCGCGCCTGAGAGCGTATCTTGTCGATATGCGTTTGCTCTGTACGGTTCAACACTTGGGCTAGTATTCCCCATAATGATAGAGGAAGAAGCATTAGGAGCAATAGCCATAAGATGAGAAAAACGTTTTCCAGTGCCAGTCGCATCTGGTGCTTCACCGCGAATTTCGCCAAGTTTAAGATTCGCCTCATCTAATTTCTCCCGAATGTGTTTGAATATTTGATTGTTCAACGATTTTGCAACCGCTGATTCAAACGCAACATTTTTCTTCTGTAGAAGAGCATGATAGCCAAGAGACCCCACACCAATGCTGCGCTCTTGTTGAGCGGAGAACCTGGCTCGGTAAATAACATCAGGAGCATTGTCAATAAAATACTGAAGTACATTATCAAGCATCTCCGCCACGTCCCGTAAAAAAAGTTTATCATTTTTCCAATCATCATAATACTCCAAATTTACGGAAGACAAACAACAAACTGCCGTGCGTTGCTTATCTGTAGGTAAAATAATTTCTGAACACAGATTCGATTGCTTAATACTTAGACCTTTTTGTTTTTGAAACTCTGGCATCAAACGATTGCTTGTATCAATAAAGTGAATGTATGGTTCACCTGTGAGCATACGTGTTTCAAGCACACGTTGCCATAATTCACGCGCAGACACTTTGTCTTTAACTTCACCTGAATGTGGGTCTTTAAGTTCCCAAGTATCATCAGCATCATGATCAAGCATACACTTTTCAATCAACAGCATAAAGTCATCTGTAATATTAATGCCATGATGTAGATTTAACGTTCGCATGTTAGGATCGCCAGTAGGCTTACGCATTTCTAGAAAAGAAATAATATCAGGATGACTGATATTAAGATAAGCAGCATAAGATCCACGGCGTGTACGACCCTGCCTATACGCCAATGAAGATGCGTCGTAAGTACGTAAATGAGGCATAATGCCAACGGATTTATCATCAGCAGAACGAATACCTAATCCAATTCCAACTCCGCCTCCTAACATTGAAAGCCAGTTTACTTCCGAAAGAGTGTTAACCAAACCTTCTGCTGAATCATCCAAATAGGGTAGGAAACAACTGATAGGCAGACCACGCTTAGAACGCCCAAAAGATAAAATAGGAGTAGAATAAGAAAGCCAGTGCTTACTACTATAGTCATAAAGCCTTTGAGCATGAGAAGTATCAGTCGCAAATGCGGCGGACACGAATGCAAATCTCTCTTGTGGACTAACTTCGTTTTCGCGCATGTACGATTCTTTGAGTCTTTTGATTCCAAGTTCATCGAATAGTTTATCTCTTTCTAAATCTATTGTTATATTACCAACATCTACCATCTTTTCTCCAATATTATTGTTTTAGTGCTGTTATCACGTTCGGAAATTTTTCTCCAATAATTTTCCAACATTCTGTTGCTATCTCTTTGTGTTCTTTTTGTGTGCCATTGTCCATACGTAACTGACAGTAATGAATCCAACTGCGTAGATTACCATTCATGTACATTCGTGATGGTGTAAGTCCCTCCGGTAATACTACACGTGCCTGTTCTTTAGCAATGCCTTTATTAAGTGCCCAATGATATGCTCTCTCTGCTGCAAATGTAACATAACTTTGTTGTGTCTTCCAAGTTTCTTGTAAACCTATATCGTCTGTTTCAATTGAATTCTGACGATTTTTTGTATCCTGTAGTCTTGCTTCACGTTCTATCCAATTTTCACCAGCAGTGCCAAAATCTACTTCGGCATATCGTTGACTAAACTCTTGAAAAGAAAAACTACGATGTCGCAAGATTTGTCTTGCGATATCTCTCGACGTGTTTATTTCCATAACGATATTGACCATTTCAAATGGTGACCAGTGTTGATTTTTGATAAGATAACAAATTAATCTAGCGGAATCACTATTCGTTTCTTGACTGCTTGGATTTGATACTCTTGCCATATGAACAATCAAATCTTCAGCAGAGTTGGGCCCCGCACATGGTGCCGTGACACCAATCAATTTTATGTTCATAATTTTTTCCAAAATGTAAACTTCGCTATTGCTTCCAAACCATAAAATGTATTACTATCTATGATATCTTGAATTTCGCCTGCTGAAAAACCATTAAGTATCATCTCATTGATATCTTTACCATCCATATTATCAGGCCAAATTACGACATTATGATTCGATTTGATTGCATTTTCAATCAACTTGCATACTTCTTTATTTCTTTTTTCGTTATCAAATATTAAGGTAATTTTTTCTGCTTGAATATTTTTCACTGTTAGAGCAAGATTTGCATCACCAGATGCTACGCAATTCTTGAGAAACAAACTATCAATTGGACCTTCAACAAGATATACACGTTTTTTAAGATTCACGCGATCCATACCAAAAATTAATTTATTATCAGAATTGTTGGTACGCAGAGTAATGTAGCGTAGTGTACGATCACTTGTTTCTAACGCACGACCTGATACTGCAACTAGTTCATTCTGATAATTGAAATATGGAATGACAAGTCGTGCATCTTCAACTAGATTTTTATCGTGATTTGGAATTAGAGCATCACAAAATTTTTTATAGTTTGAAGTAAATAACAACTTATCATAATGTTCTTCTGGTATCAGTCGATTTTCAACATACGTTAAACAAAAATGTCCACGTGGTAAGTTACTAAGCCATTCCCCATGTTCAAATATGTTGCGCTTTTCGATGTGACCAAATTTGGGTGGGTTGGTGATGATTCTTGGTGAAAATTCACTTTTTCTTTGATACGTATTGGCGGTTCCGGCTGTGCCGGACTTGTACTTTTCGAATACATATTCTCCATGTAGAGATGGGTCGATGTGATTGAGGAAATTGGCGACATTTGTTCCTACTCCGCAGTTATGACAACGATAGAATAAATCATTGCCCTTTGCATAAATGTATCCACGAGCTTTAAGTGGATTGGTTTTAGAATCTCCACAATAAGGACATGAGAAATTCCAGAGATTGGTATTCTTTTGCTTGAAATTACGCAAGCGTGAAGAAACCATTCTCACATATTTTGAATCAATGTATAGAGCCATACGTTCATTATAACATTACTACTCACGAAAATCAATCAGTTAAAAAACTTTGCCAGGTATTCAAATTTTAAGTTGGAAATAATCCATGCGACAACAATGACACCACCAGCAACCATCCACTTCCACTGCATCAAAGATTTGAGGTCATTATCCTCTTTTTGATTGTGTTCGGTAATATGGTCACGCAATGACTTTATTTCATCCATAATCCTACGTTCGGTCAGTTCAATCTTATCCGATAGATTTCTGTCCGTGGTAGTAATTCTTGAGTGAAGTTCTTTGATATCGTTTATGGTATCTTCTTTTCGTTTGTCCATGTCTTTGTAAATTTGGTTGACCATAGACGAGTTGTTATCGGATAGTTTTTCGATAACACGATCCATCTTTTCGCAAAGGTCAACAAGTGTGTTAACTTTCTCTTTGAGAACGCCAACTTCCACTTTGAGTGCTATATCTCCGTCCATCGCTTACTTCTTATCAGGAATTTTAGTTCCATCTAACTTCTTGTGAACTTTGATTGTTTTGCAAACTTCTTTTTCTTTTTTAGTTTTGTTATCAA